AATGGAAATTTAATAGGGTAAATTCTAAAGGAGATACAGTTTTTAGAAGAGATACAAATGAATCTATAGACTTTGTAGAAAACTATCTCATTAAGAATGGTATATCTTATTATGGTTCAGGTCACTCTATGCTCTATATAGAGAATAATATAGGAGTAGAATACGTCTACTACTATACCACAGGTCGGTGGTCTAAAAAGAAAAAAACATACGATAAGCACTACCATAGTAAGGGCATTGAACATTTTGTTACTACCTATTTAAATAGTTACTCTGTTGAACGACAGGTTAAACAAAAGGAATGGGATTTAGAAAAACAAGAGAGAGATGCTAAACGAGCCAAAGAACAAAGTAAAACTACTGAAGAAAAAATAGCTGAACTTATAGAAAAAAGAGATGCTGTAAATGCAAGAAGAACAGAACTAAGGAGAGCAAAAAATGCAACTAAAAAATCTAGTTAACGAATACTATTTATCCTATGATTTCAAGTGCTTACGTGAAGAAACTAAGAAACAATATCAATACTTTCTGAACGTAATGTTGAACACAGAAATTGATGGGAGTGCATTACAAAAAAGTGACTACAACAAACTACCAACTCGTCATGCAAAAATAGCATATAACATGTGGTGTGAAAAAGGAATACACATGGCAAATCATATTATGTCAGTAGCACGAGTCGTATTTAATCATGGGGTTCGTGAAGAATTATGTGCATTAAATCCGTTCGCTAATGTTCGTAAGAGGGTCGCTGAGAGAAGAAAAGTGGTATGGACTAAGGAAGATGTCCAAAAGTTTTTAGATGCTTCCTACAGCGATTTTAGTACTCGTAATATTGGTTTGATTGCTCACATGGCTTATGCATGGTGTCAAAGATTAGGTGATATGCGACTACTACAATGGAGTTCTATAGATTTTAATAAGCAAACTGTTCATGTAGAACAATCAAAAAGAAAAGCAGATGTTTATTTACCTATTGATGATGATTTATTCTCCATGTTGAGCCAACAAAACAAAGACTTTGGCTTTCAGGAGTATATAGCACCACGACCAAAGCCTATCAAGGGGCAGTATAGACCCTATACACTAACTAAATTGCCTATATTAGCTAGGAAAGTAATGAAAAGTGCTAACTTATCTGATGAATTACGACTATCTGACTTGAGAAGGACAGGTACTACAGAAATGGTGGAAGCAGGGGTGTCTATGGGGCAGATTATGGCTGTTACAGGGCATACAAATCCTAGTAGTGTTAAACCTTATATGAAAAATACTTTGACAAGTGCAAATTTTGCATTGACACAACGAAAAAGTCATGCTAAAAGCATTTCAATTGCCGACAAAGAAAGTGTATAATACATGTCTGACATATATAACACCATAAGTAATATGGATATACCCACAGGAACTACTAAGAGAACTACGTGTCCTAATTGTGGTACTAAAAATACATTTACTGTTACTAATAATATGGGTAGCCTTGTATGGAATTGTTATAAGGCTTCATGTAATATTAAGGGTGGCACTCGTGTCCATCTTTCTGTTGACGATATTCGTAGTAGTTTTACTAATGCTAAGGCATATGCAGAGGACACATTTGTTATGCCTGAGTATATTGTGCCATACACTAAAGAAAGTTTTTATGGTATTGATAACAAGCATCTCTTATATGATGTAAAGGAAGATAGAATTGTGTTTTCTGTTGTACATGACAACACAGTAGTTGATGCAACAGGTAGGTCTATAGGAAATAGATTACCAAAATGGAAAAGATATGGAAAAAGTAGCTTGCCCTATACATTTGGTTGTGGTAGGGTCGCAGTAGTTGTTGAGGATTGTGTGAGTGCGACACTTGTAGGTAATGATGTATTAGTTGGGGTAGCTGTGTTGGGTACGTCACTTTCTGAATCGCATAAGAATTATCTCTCACAATTCTCAACAACAATTATAGCACTAGACCCTGATGCATTACCCAAAACATTATCTTTTGCTAAAGAACTTAGAGGACACGTTGACAACATCAAGGTGTTACGACTGATAGATGACTTGAAGTATATGAAAGAAGAAGATATTATTAATTTAAATAAGCTAACCCCAAAGGAGTAACCAACATGGAATTATCACTAATAAGAAGTTTGATGGATAAAGAGTTCTATGATGAACATAGAGGAGCTAAGTGTCCTGACAGATTGTTCAGTAAAGATGTAAGAAAGATTAAGCAAGCACTAGATAGTGCAATGGACACATATTCTAGGACTGTGACACCTGATGAGATTGAAGCATTGTTTATTACAAGCAATCCTACATTCACTACAGCACAGAAAAATGCCTACCTTAGTTTGTTTAGTAGAATTAAGAAGGAACAACCAATGGGAACAGACATAGCACAAGAGGTGCTATCTAAATTGTTTCAGCAGGTTATAGGAGAGGACATAGCTAATTTAGGCTTTGACTATGTTAATGGTGACAAGAGTAGCCTAGAGCCATTGAGAACTTTACTAGAAAAGTATGGTGATGACTTCACTCCCAATCTTAATATTGAGTGGGATGACATCAGCCTAGAGACATTGCTTGAGAGAAATGACCTTGAAGCACGTTGGTCATTTAATATACCACCACTAACTACTGTAGTAGAGGGTGTTAACTCAGGTCACTTGATTGAGGTGGGTGCTAGACCTAACACAGGTAAGACATCTTTCCATGCTAGTTTGATTGCTAGTCCTAATGGGTTTGCTCATCAGGGTGCTAAGTGTATCATTTTATGTAACGAGGAGTCTGCTCATAGAGTAGGTGCTAGGTACTTGACTGCAGCCACAGGTATGACCATGCAGGAAATTAAGAAGAACCCTAGTAAAGCACGTGACTTGTATGCCCCTGTAAAAGAGCAAATACGTATCAAGGATGCTACAGGTAGAGATATGGCATGGGTAGAAAGTGTTTGTAAGGCATATAAGCCTGACATTGTACTACTTGATATGGGAGATAAGTTTGCTAGGACAGGTGGTTTTGCTAGAGCAGATGAAGCATTAAAAGCTAATGCAATATATGCTAGACAGATAGCTAAGGCACACAACTGTGCAGTATTTTATATGTCTCAGTTATCTGCTGATGCTGAAGGTAGAATAGAACTTAATCAGTCTATGATGGAAGGTAGTAGAACAGGTAAGGCAGCTGAAGCTGACTTGATGTTACTAATAGCTAAAAATCCTACTAAGACTGAAGCAGGGCAAGAAGAAGATAATCAAAGGCACATCAACGTAGTTAAGAATAAGTTGACAGGGTGGCATGGTCGTGTTATATGCGAACTTGAATACAGAACAGCGAGGTATGTAGTATGAGATTAGTATTAGATGTAGAGAATACAGTTACGGATAGAGATGGTAAGTTACACCTCGACCCTTTTGAGGATACCAACACGTTAGTTATGGTAGGCTTACTAACTTCTGATGAGGTAGAAACTATTGTTACGTTTGACCACAGTGAAAATGATGCCACTCCAAATGGACACAACATTGTTCAAGAAGCATTAGATAGTGCTACAATACTAATTGGTCATAACATAGCTTATGATTTGGTGTGGTTGTGGGAGTCAGGCTTTAAGTATGATGGTTCAGTATTTGATACCATGTTAGGTGAGTATGTGTTACAAAGAGGATTGAAACAGCCCTTGTCATTGGAAGCATGTGCTGAAAGGTATGAGTTAGATACAAAGAAGCAGGACACACTTAAAGAATACTTTAAGAAGGGCTACACAACTAGGGATATACCACACTCTGAGTTGAGTTCCTATTTGAGTGCAGACTTACATGCAACTAAGCAACTGTCTGATAAGATATATTACAGGCTCAATACTAAAGAAGATAGTTCACTTATGGATACAGTATTACTTACAAATGATGTTGCATGTTGCTTGGCACGTATCTATACAAGAGGATTTGCAGTAGACCTAGATGCTCTAGAGAAAGTTAGGACTGAGTTTGAGGAAGAGAAGAAAGAGTTGAAGAAGTCTTTGAATGAACACGTAAGAGTTTTAATGGGAGACACACCTATTAATTTAAATAGTCCTGAGCAGTTGTCTTGGGTTATTTATGGTAGAAAAGTTATAGACAAGACTGATTGGGCTAATTCCATTGACCCATACATGAAAGACTCAGACTTTAGAAATCTTATAAACAGAGGAACAGAGATTGTTTACAAAACTTCTGCAATACACTGTACTGACTGTAAGGGTGTAGGGTACATCACTAAGACTAAAAAGGATGGTAATCCATTCTCTAAGCCTAGCAGATGTAAGTCCTGCAATGCAGATGGCTACATGTTTATTAAAAAGAAAGAGGTTGCAGGTCTTAAATTCAAACCACCTAGTCCTAAGTGGGCTAGTGCTAATGGATTCTCTACATCTAAGCAGAATCTAGAGATATTAGAGGGTGCATCTAAGTCAAGGAATATGACTGCTAGTGTAGACTTCTTACACAAAGTTAGAAGGTTAAGTGCAGTAGATACATACCTGTCTTCATTTGTTGAGGGTATATCTATTCATACAAAGAAAGATAAAAAACTACATGTTAGATTGTTACAGCACAGAACATCAACAGGTAGATTTAGTGGGGCAGACCCTAACATGCAGAACATGCCTAGAGGTGGTACGTTTCCTGTTAAGAGAGTGTTTGTTTCACGTTGGAAGGGTGGCAAGATACTTGAAGCTGACTTTGCTCAGTTAGAGTTCCGAGCTGCTGCATATTTGTCACAGGATAAGGTTGCTATAGATGAAGTCACTACTGGATTTGATGTACACTCGTATACGTCTAAAGTTATTACAGATGCAGGTCAACCGACTTCTCGTCAGGATGCGAAAGCACACACGTTTGCCCCCCTATATGGAGCAACAGGATTCGGCAGAAGTAAAGCAGAAGCTGAATACTACAAGCACTTCACAGAAAAGTATCAAGGAATCAAATCATGGCATGGCAGATTGGCTAAAGAAGCTTTGAGTACTAAGATGATTAGAACACCATCAGGTAGAGAGTTTGCCTTTCCTGATGTACAAAGAAAAATGAGGGGTGGGGTGTCATACTTTACACAGATAAAAAACTATCCTGTTCAATCATTTGCGACAGCAGATGTAGTACCTATTGCACTGTTATATATTGATAAACTACTAGACACCATGAAGAGTTGTGTGGTAAACACAGTACACGACAGTATTGTTATAGACATACATCCTGATGAAGAAAGGGCTGTGTTAGAAGTTATAAACACGACTAACAGAGAACTAATTAGTATGATAAACTCTAAATGGAATATAGATTTTAATGTACCCCTGTTACTAGAATCAAAAATAGGTGATAACTGGCTTGACACTAAAGATATAAGCTGATATAACTACCATACTTTAAACATAAGGAGACATAAATATGACAGAAATAACTACGATTAATACAGATAACTATGCAGAAATGGCTAAGGCAATGGGCATAGCTAACGAAGGAACTAAGAGTAAGCAGAAGAGCAGTACGTTACCAAGATTTAAGATAAATCATACTGCTATTATGGGAGAAGCTGAAGTTAAGGGTAAGACAGTCAACATGGAAGTTGTTGAGGGTGGCACATATAAGTTAGAAGTGCCTGACAAAGAAACTTACTATGCTAAAGAAGTTAAGATAAGACCTTTTATACAGAGATTTATGTATAAGAGATTCATAAAAGGCTTTGGAGACCAAGCTAATATGTATGTCAAAACTATTATGGCAGACAATCTTAATATAGACTTGAAGGATAACACAGGTGGTTTGAACTGTGGAAAACCAGCAGGTTATATAGCAGACTTTAAGGCATTACCTGAGAAGCAACAGGAACTCATCAAGCAAATAAAAAGAGTTCGTGTTATACTAGGAACTGTGGAAATGGTTAACCCTGTTAATGAGAGGGGTGAAGATGTGACACTAGAGACATCACCTTTTATATGGGAAATAGATAATCGTGAAGCATTTAAAGATGTAGGAGTAAACTTTTCTGAATTGGCTAAGACTCAAAAGCTACCAATACAGCACATAATTACTGCTAATACAGACATACGAAAGTTACCAAGTGGTAATGTATTTTATGTACCAACTACAAATCTTGACTTGACTAAGAGTATTGAGATTACGGATGCTGACCAACTTATGTTTAGTGATTTTATAGCATGGGTAAATAACTATAATACTTATATAGCTAATGCATGGGCAGAGAAAGTTAACAAGGGTATATCAGATGAAGATGCTGAATCAGTAGATAGCTTCATTGATATTGAGATAGATGAAGAGGTTGCCTAATGCATCATAGAGGGGAACTAGCACTTCATCAATTTATGCAGAAGGCTTCAAAGGGAGAGAGTAGCTTTTCCGATAAAACCATCTCGCAGGTTGGTCAAGATGTAATGGATGCTGTTAAACGACAGTTTGGTGGTGGTCAAAAGAGGGGAGCATTTCGTTTGCGTATGTCTAATATAGGCAGACCCTCTTGCCAACTGTGGTATGATAAAAATAAACCTGAAGTAGCCTTGCCATTTTCTAAAAACTTTATGATGAATATGATGCTTGGAGATATTGTAGAAGCAGTATTCAAAGGGCTACTAAAGGAAGCAGGAGTACAGTATGAAGATTCTAAAAAAGTTACTTTGGAATTACCTAGTGCGAAGATTGATGGCTCATATGACATTGTTATTGATGGTAGTGTTGATGATATTAAGTCCTCTTCACAATGGGCTTATACTAATAAGTTTGATTCTTATTCTACACTAAAAGAGATGGATGGTTTTGGATACATTGCTCAACTAGCAGGGTATGCAAAAGCATCAGGTAAGAAAGCAGGTGGTTGGTGGGTAGTTAATAAAGCCAATGGTGAATTTAAGTATGTGCCAGCCACAGGTCTTGACGTAGATGAGGAGTTAGACTATATTAATACTAAGATAAAAAAACTTAACAACAACGAATTTCAACGTTGTTATGAGCCTGAGAAGGAATTGTTTCGTAGCAAAGAAACAGGTAACACAATAATAAATAAACATTGTACCTTTTGTTCCTATAGATTTGACTGTTGGGAAAACTTGAAAGAGTTGCCATCTGTTATGTCAAAAGCAAAGATGCCTAAGATGGTAGGATATGTTGAACTAATGGAAGCTAATCATGCCACCTAATAAAATAAGAAAAGAAGCCTTAAAGTATGGGTATAGGAGTGGTTTAGAACATAAGTTATCCGAGTATCTTGATTCGCTTAAATATAAATATGATTATGAAAGCATCAAGATAGAATGGGAAGACTTAACCTATCGCACCTATACCCCTGACTTTATATTAAATAATGGTATAATTGTAGAGACCAAGGGTAGGTTTGTAACAGCAGATAGAAAGAAACATCTCTGTATACAAAAGCAACAACCAAGTCTCGATATTAGATTTGTATTTACAAATAGTAAGAATAAACTAAGCAAGGGTGCTAAGTCTACTTATGGAGAGTGGTGTAGTAAGCATGGCTTTAAATACTACGATAGAATAATACCTGAAGATTGGTTAAAAGAAAAAGGTAAAAATAATCACCCAAGCTTTATAGAGTTTAGTGGTACAAAAATAAAAAGGAGAAAGTAAATGAGTATTTTTAAAAACGAACCTGAAGACTTTATGATAAGAGTTAGACCACAGCTTACTAAGGATGACGATTGGACAGGTGAGATAGATGTTGTGATAATCACATCTCCTGAAAATCCAACATGTGATGATGACTACTATGAAGTAATGCACATTTGTAAAATGATTGCATCCGTAATACCATTAATGGAAAAAGATAATAAGCTACGAAAGTTAGTTAATGATTATGTAGTAAATACACTTGACAAAGAAGTCATAAATGATATAACTAATCTTCCAACTGTAGAAAAGATTCGAGAACGTCTTACAACTTTAAATGAAGAAGAAGATAATGTAGTTAGAATTAATTTTAAACCGGATACTAAACATTGACACTAGCACAGCAGGAATACACAAAAGATATGAGACATATGGAGTTTATGAAAATGATGGCTAAGAAAGACAAAGAAGCAGATATGGTAAACAGTCCACTGCATTACAATGAATCAGGTATTGAATGTATAGATGCCTTACAAGCTATGCTAGGCGAGGGTTTTGAAGCTTACTTACAGGGAAACATTGCCAAGTACTTATGGAGATTTAAATACAAGAATGGTGTAGAAGACTTAAAGAAAGCACAATGGTATCTAAATAAACTTATTGAGGTTTATGATGATAAAAGTTAAAATGATGCTAACTCTTAATGTAGACGAAGATGATTACCCCATACCTGCTGATGGTAAAGTGTCTGAAGAAATAGAGAGCAGTATACAAGAGTTTCTATATGATATAGATGGTGTTAAAATACAAAACATAAGAACCGTACAGGAGAATAAAAATGATTAATAACTACTTACCAACAGACTATCAAAACTTCATAGCACTCTCTCGCTATGCAAGATGGAAAGAAGACGAACAACGTAGAGAGAATTGGGGAGAGACCATTGATAGATACTTTGACTATATGGAAGGTCATCTAAAGACTAATCATAGTTACACTTTAACTAAGGCACTGAAGGAAAAGATGTCTACACAGATACTTAATTTAGGTGTTATGCCTAGTATGAGAGCATTGATGACAGCAGGTCCTGCCCTAGACAGATGTCATGTTGGTGGTTATAATTGTAGTTATATACCTGTTGATAGCCCACGTTCATTTGATGAATGTATGTACATACTAATGTGTGGTACAGGTGTAGGCTTCTCAGTTGAAAGAGAAGTTGTTGACAAGCTACCTATCGTTAACGAGCATATGGAAGAGTCATCTACTATCATAAAAGTAGGTGACAGCAGACCCGGTTGGTCTAAAGCTCTACGTGAATTAATAGCTATGTTATATGCAGGACAAGTTCCTACATGGGATATGTCAGAGGTTAGACCAGCAGGTGCTAGACTTAAAACCTTTGGTGGTAGAGCATCTGGACCTGAGCCATTGATAGACTTATTTAAGTTTTGTATTAGCAAGTTCAAGGGTGCTAAAGGTAGAAGACTATATCC